TGGCCTAGTAGGAACAGGTTTCGCCGAAGCCTGCAAGGAAGTCGGGAAGCAGCTCCGACTTGATCACGAGCAAAACTTCGAGCGCCGCGAGAACGAGTTGGCCGCAGAGGCTGCACGTTCGCGTGAAGGACGTCACGAGTATTACCTCCTGGTAGACAAGCTCCCCAACGGCTTCATCAAGGTCCAGACCATCGAGGAGTTTCCGCTCGTGGGTCGGCTCGGCGCGATCGGGCGGAACTACGACGCAGCGGTGACCGAGCTCCGCTTCGCGTACGCGTACGAGCTGAAGAAGAAAGGTTTGATCCCCTCGCTTGACGACGCGCGCAGGTACGCCGTCAAGTGCACGTTCCGCCCATCGCTGGCGGACAGCACGTTCGCGATCTGATGTTTTCGTTTTGACCTGACAGCGCACTCGCTGAAGTCGAGCCAACAACCATCAACCGAAACACCTAGCCGGTGCCTGGGGCAAACCCCGGGGGAGGGCCCACACACTCCCCGCGATGGCGCCGCCTAAGAAGACCCGAGACATGCTGCCCCAGGTCCCGGTGAAGAAGCGGGACCCACGGAAGAAGCTCTCGCGCGGCGGTGCGCGTCAGCCGTGGTTCATGGAAGACGATCCTGCGTCTGCGGCCACGCTGATGTGCATGCACGTGGACGGACTCGTCAAGACCGAGCTCGGGCCCTGGCGTGCGCGTGTGCTCGAGAACCTCCAGCTGTATGCAGGCTCTTCGCGCGTTGACGGGACCAGCAGCACGCGCGGTAAGCAGCTCCGCTACAACCTGACGCGCAGCATCACGGATACGGGCGCGGCCATCCTCGGCGCCGCGCGCACGCTCCCGTTCTGCCAGACCCGGGGAGCGGACTGGAAGAACCGACGCAAGGCCCTCCGGCGTAACCAGACGCTCCAGACGCAGTTTGCAGACATCGGAGTCTTCTCCGAGTCGCAGAAGGTGATCTACGACGCGCTGATCACGGGCTTGGGCGTGCTCAAGTTCTACGAAGACCCAGACCGTGACGGCGGTACAGCAGGCTGCGAGCGCCGGCACCCGCTGACGCAGGTCTGGGATCCGACTGCAGCTGCACTCGGCATGCCGCGCGAGTGGTTCGAGCGAGATCTAGTCAATCGCGACGTCCTAATCGAGATGTACGCGAAGGACGAAAAAGGTAACTACGACCCGAAGATCGTCACGGCGATCCAGAAGGCGAAGGGACCGTCTGCGCAAGACCTGACGGACTTCCAGCTCACGCGCTCGGGTACGGCGAATCAGGCAGTGGTCTATGAGGGGTGGCACCTCCCGAGCTCGAGCGAGTCTGGAGATGGTAAGCACATCATCGCGATCCCGGGCTGTGTCCTGCACAGCGAAGAGTGGACGACTCCGCGCTTCCCGTTCGCGTTCCTCCACGGCTGGCAGCCGAATCAGCTTGGTGTGCCGGGCACGAGCCTGGTGGACCTTGTCCGTCCCGCGCAGCGCCGGATCGAAGAGATCGCCGCGCACGTGGAGAAGTGCCAGAAGCTCCTGTCCGGCCCGCGCGTGTTCTTGCCGCTCGCGTCGAAGGTTCAGCCGGAGGCGATCACGAATGCAGCGGCTCAGACCGAGTATTTCGACGGACCAACCCCGCCCGTGATGCTGAACTGGTCGGGTACGCCCCCCGATCTCGAGCAGGCGAAGCAGCTGATTCGCGAAGAGACGCTGAACATGCTCGGCATGTCGACGCAACAGGTACAGGGCGAGCGCCCGGCTGGTGTGACCTCCGCGGTCGGTCAGCGCGCGAGCGAAGACATCCAGAGCAAGCGTCACGTGATGAACCTGCGCTTCGTCGAGCAGTATTATCTCGATTGCGCGCAGGCTCTCGTCGACGTGAATGACGCAATCGCGACCGAGCGCGCGGACTTCGCTGTGGACATGGGCAGTCGCAATGACTGGCTCGAGGCTACGAAGTGGCGAGAGCTCATGATGAGCACGAAGGACGCCCGCATGGCAGTCCTCCCCATCTCCGCGCTGGTGGGCTCCGCGGCTTCGCAGTTCGATACGGTCCAAGAGTGGATCGCGGCGGGCTGGGTGACGCAGCAGACGGCTAAGTTTCTCTCCGCGATGCCTGACTCCGAGGGTCAGGCGGAGGAAGACACGGAGGACCTGTCCTACGCTAACTGGCTGGTCGATCGCATTCTGGACGAGCAGCTCGTGGCACTAGACCCGCTCGCGAGCCCGGAGGTCTTCGTGGACGTGGCACGGCCCGCGTACTTACGCGCAAAGCGCCAGAAGGCGCCGGAGCCCGTTCTGCGCGAGTTCCGGCGCGTGCTGGAAGTCGCGAAGCAGTCGATCACGTCTGCGGAAGCGGCTGCAGCTCCGGCTGCGCCGCAGGGCCCGCAAGGCGCGAGCGCCCCGCAGATGCCAGGCAGCGCGATCGCAGACGCTGCGCAGAACATCGGTACGACCCAGGTCGCGGCCTGAGCTCGGGCCGGGTTCAGTACCCGCTCGAGGCGCAGATCCACGAGCAGTTCATGCTGACGTCCGACTCACACACGCAGATCGGATGTGAGCCTGGCATGCAGATCGGCTGAACGTCGATACACCGCGTGAAAGACTCTTCGGTGTGTGACTGCGGAGCGGGCTCAGCGATAGGAGCAACTAGGGACATCAACAGCAACAGTGATTCCATGCGATAAGTATCGCTCCGCAGCCGTCTCGCAGTCAATGCTGCAGAGACGGCTGCGGGCTAGTCCTTGTCTTCTGTGAGAAGAGCTGCGCGCCGAATACGGATTACTTTTCCTATGCGCTTCACGCCTCGTAAAGTCCCGCGCTGAATCTCTTGATAGAGCAACTTGCGGTCAACGCGAAGCAATGCAGCTGCTTCGTCGACGGTCAAGAACTCGGGCGGCTCACTCATCCTAGTGGTGCCAGTCCGCTACGTCCGCAAAGCATATCTGCGCACAGCTGTTGCGCTTCATAGAGCAGCTCTTCTGCCTCTACCAAGCCCTCCAGAGGATTGCCTTTGATCAGGTGTTCTACTCTGTTAACCAGCTCGCACACCGTCTTGACCTCGCGCGCCAGTTGACGAGCCTTGAGGTCGTGTGCGCGGCGCACCTGTCGGAGCTCTCGCGCGAGACTCTCCGCAGACTCGTCGTTGCGGTGCCACTTCTCGCCATCGTACGTCATGCCTGAACCACTCATTACATTCTCCCTGCTGCGCGAAGCGCCCGCGCACGTCTAGAAACAGCCTGCTCCGCAGCGTCGAACACGTCCATCTGCGCCCGAGTCAGCTTGCTCGTGTCCGTTGCCTTGAGTGCGTTTTGCGCACGGATCACCTTGCGAACCCCGAGTCGACAACGGCGGGCAGCCTCAGCCGCGCGCTCAGCCTCCGTCAGGATGCGTAGCCCCCCCTTCTCGCAAACCGCCATTACGCGCCAGCCTTTTTGCAAGAAGTAGCGCGTGCGGAGAGCGAAGAGGTCAAGCTGTCTGCTGTCAGAATCCAATCCACCGGCCGAAGCGAGAAGCTCTCGCGGAACTCGATAGGCACCGCCAGCGATCAGACCTTCCGCGAGATCTTCAGCCTTGCTGTTGAGCGTCTCGGACAGTTCGTCCGCCTCTTGTATCTCGTCAGAGATCTCTTCGTAGTTGCTGTCCCGTAACATTCGGTCTCCTAACTGCAGACACTGACGTCTGCGGAAAAGTTGCTGCTCCGAAGAGACAGCCAATGCATTGCCATACCAAGCCGGGCTGTGCCAAGCTCTGCCAGAGAACAGACCCCGAAGAGTCTGAGAAAGGTTGCTGCTCCGAAGAGACAGCCAATGCAACGCCGTACACAGCCCCGCCTCGCCTTGCCGAGCCTCGCAAAACAGCCTCCGAAGAGGCAACGAAATCCGAGCCACGCCGAACCTAGACTAGCCACCAAAGCACTGCCGCGAAAACAGACCCCAAAGAGCCTGAGAAAACTTGCTGCTCCGAAGAGACAGCCAATGCATTGCGGTGCCACGCCTGGCAACGCCTAACATCGCCCCGCCCCGCCGGGACAGACCCCAAAGAGCCTGAGAAAAGTTGCTGCTCCGAAGAGACAGCCATTGCATCGCCCTGCCAAGCCCCGCCTTGCCTTGCCCGGCCGCGGCTCAGAACGTTACTTCGAACGCCCCAAACTCGTAGTGCCAGTCGCCCAGACCGATCGACTGCGCACGGCGCAACCAGTCTTGGACGTCACTGATATTGCAGATCTCCGTGTCGATTGTGACTTCCGCCTCCACCTTCCAACCTGCAGGGAAGCGGGGGCGGGTGGCGGGCACGCGAGCCTTGCTCGAAGGAATCACAACGATACGACGGTCACGGTAACCAGGCGTCGAAAAGAGCACGTCCAGGTCTCGCGGACCGTCGTACTCGAAATCGAACTCTGCCTGCTCGAAGTAGACCGCTTCCTTGGCCTTGTCCCCGAGCCCACGTCCGCACTTCTTCGCTCCCCCGACGATCAATGCCTTCAAGTTGCGCTGCGGAATGACGATCCGCTTCTCTCCGTCTGCACTGAGGTACAGCTTCGCTTCCCAGTCGATGCGCTCGAGGCGACTCTCGTCATCCTCGGTCTTCTTCATGCGCTTGGCGGTGATCGTCTTACGCTCACGCGACGAGTCCGTCTGACCGTCTGCGGAGTTGACGTTGTTCATCAGCAGTGCGCGCGTACCGGTGAGCGTGAAACGGAGAACTTCCTGCGACATCCAGACCTCCTAGCCGAGAGCAGAGCCCGGCGAACAGATCTAGTATCGCAAAAGCGCTACTACGGGGCAAGCGCAATCGACAGGTGCGAACCCTCCGCGCATGAGCGAACCTGTTGTCTCTGGTACTTCTGCACCCGCAGCCACCAATCCGGCTGCTTCCACTCCCGCCGCAGCCCCTGCACCTCAACCCAAGGACCCGGCCACGGGCCGCTTCGAGGGGAAGAAGAGCAGCAAGACTTCGCGCGCGGACTTCGTCAGTAGCCTGAACGCCAAGCTCGGGATCGGAAAGCCTGCAGCGGGAGCTGCCGCACCCGCTGCAACGCCCGCGGCAGAGCCTGCAGAAGCTGCCGAGCCCCCGGCTGCGGAGGAGAAGCCTGAAGAGGCGGAGGAGACGTCCGCCGAACCGGCAGCGGAAGCTCCGAAGTTGCAGGCGCACAAGCTCGCAGCCGCGCAGCTCGAGGCGCAGCGCGCGAAGTCCGACGCGCTGAAGGCCAAGGAGCTCGCCAAGACGCACGAAACGCGCGTGAAGGAGCTGGAGACGCAGCTCGAGAGCTTGAAGGACTTGAAGTCCTACTTGAAGCACACG